CGGAGGTGGTGAGGTCGATGCCAGCGGTGAGGCTCGCCCCGTTCGCGATGTCCGCCGCATAGGCCACGGGAACGGGGATATAGGTCTCGCCCAGCCAGACGAGCGAGCCGCCAATGTCAATTGAAATCACGGTGTCGTCCTCGATGGTGATTTTGGCCGGAACGGTGATGGTAATCGCCACTAGCGGCCCCTAGGCTGTCAGGAATTGAAGCGCGACGTTGGCGGTGCCGGTGGCTTCCGCGAACCCGCCACTCGTCACATCCGGCCAGGTGCCGAAGGTCTGAGCCAGCGAGAGATACCAGCCGACAGCCGCCGTAGAGGAACAGAGGGTCGCCTGCGTTGCCGTGCCGATCAGAACGCCCGTGTTGCTGACGTAGGTCGTGGCCAGCGCTGTGTAGCAGGCGGTGCCGTTATCCTGGCAGATCGCCGACCAGTAGGTGCCCGGTTGCAGGGTGATGTTGCCACCCGCCAGAACAGCCGCAACGACTGTGGCCGTGCCGGTGGACATATTGCCCGTGGCCCCCAGCGGGTTGCCGGTCGGCCTGTCGGTGGTCGAGTTGTTGGCGTAGATCGCCAGTTGGAAGTTACCCGCCGCGCTGATGGTCGTGACCCGCGCGCCAAGCTGCGTGATCGTCACCGGCTTGAAGATGCGGAATGGCATGAACCGGATGGAGTTAACGCCGATGGCGGACGCGGCGACGATCTGGCCGGGCTCGGCGAAGTACCAGCGGCCCGCGACGTAGCCGGGATGGATCGGGTCAACACTGAGGGCGTAGGTCGCCAGTTGAGCAGGCGTCATCTTGACGTTCGCCGCCGACTGAACGCCGGGGATTTGTTCGGTCCCGCCGAGCGCCGATGCGTCGGTCAGGGCGGAGGTTTTGGTGTCAGCCATTATTCAAGCAGCAGCTTGTCGCCGCTCTCCAGCAGGAGGTAGTCGCCGCCCTCAAGGAGCAGGGCAGGCGCAGCGCCGCCGAAAACCGGCCCTTGCTGCAATGTGATCCGCACGCCGATGCCGATAAACATCAGTAGAGCGCCAACATGCTGGTCGCCGTGGTCGAGGTCGAATTGATCCGCACCACCTGAATGGGCAGAAGCGTCCCGGCGGGAACACCGACGAAGGTCGCGGTTCCGCCATCCACCATCGCGGCGACCACCGTTCCGGCGCCGCCGACCCAGACACCCCGCGTCGGGTAGAAGTTGTTGGCGGAACTGTCGCTAGGCGTGATGGCGCGGCCCTGCGAAGCCGAGTTGGTATCCTGTTGGGACATGGCTGCCTCAGAAGAAGGTTTGAAGGACGGGCTCGGCGGCGCTGTCGTAGCGAGAGGCCAAGGCGAGGTTCATCATTGCAGCCGCGCGGGCGTGCATGGGTGCAGCCTGGAAGCCGTCTTCGGCCTGGCGCTTGATGGCGACCATCGCACGGAGGCCAGCGGCGAAGCGCAGCGACAGGGGGGCGTAGTCGTCGAGGGTCAGGCTGTCGAGCCGACACCAGCCGCCATAGTGGCTGTCATAGATGTAGGACCGCCGCACCGTGCTATCGAGGTCCGACACGATGACGAGGGCCAGATCCTTGACCGGGCGTTGCTGCCCCGTGTCTTCGTCCAGCACCGTCTCGGGGAAGGTGATGGTGATGTCGGTGGCGCCGTTGTCGGACAGGACGCGGTCGAACTCCTCAACCGTGTAGTCCGCCGTAGCGATGACATCGTTCATCCGGCCCAGAAGGCCGTTGGTGATGCCGTTGTAGAACTCTTGCAGGAGTTCCATGCCCACCTGACCGTCAAGCGCAGCCAGGGACGCGGCGGCGTCTTTCACCCCGGCCATACGGTAGCCGGATGCGATGATTTCGCGGCAGGTGGGCATGGTTCTTACTCAGGTTGAGGCGCGGTGGCCTCGTCCAGCAGAGCCAGAAGCTTCTCAGCCCCGGCCTTGTGGTGGTACTTCACGCCAAGCTCATCGAGTTGGGCGCGCAGGGCCTCCACGGACGGGCCGGGTTCGCCGTCCCCGTCCGTATCGACCTCAAACGCCGGGTTGTTGGCCAGCTTTGCGTTGCTGACCTCCACCCACTCGCCGCGAGGGAAGTCCTGGCCAAAGGCCGCGCAGACTTCATCCTCGCCGGGCTCGTCAGCCCCGATGAACCGGACGCGCATCAGTTGAACACGTACAGGACGGTCAGCCACAGGACGCCCGTGCCGCCAGCAGCAGCCGCAGCGTTCACGACGCCCTGGATGGTGGTCTCGGCGTCGAAGGACACCGGCCCGGCCTTCAGGGTGCCGTTGAGCGGCAGGAAGATCGAGGCTTCCGGCTTCAGCTCGGTGACAGCGTCGCCAGTGATGACGCCGAAGTTGCCGAAGCCGTCCGGGTCAGCCGTGGCGCCGACACCGGTCCCGCCGTTGGCAGGCCAGCCGATGTCGATGTCCAGCGTCTCGGTGCCAGTGTCGATGTCCTCGCCACGGAGCCAGCCGCCGATGACGGTGGCGCCAGCCGGGATCTTGCAGAACTTGATCACGTCGGCGATGGTCGGGTTGGCGGCGAGGGTGTAGGAGCCGTAAGCGACGTTGAGAACGCCCGCGCCGGCAAAGCCGCCCACGGGGAAGTTCGCAGCCGCACGGGCAGCGGTCAGAGTAGCCATTGAATAGGCCCTTTCAGAAAGACGGGCGACCCGCAGGCCGCCCTAGTTGTTGTTACGAATCGGCGGCGGCGGCGAAGAAGCCGGAGACAACGCCATGTTGCTTACCATTGAAGCAGAGCTTCTTGACGGTCAGCAGTTCTTCGATGGCGACACCCGGACGGAACGAGTAGTCCTTCGTCAGATCCATCCGCATGGTGGGCTCTTGACCCCACGCGATGCCGACCGATTGCAGGCCGCACAGGAACACCGGGCGAACGTCAGCCGACGAGTTGCCGATGGCGTCCATCGAGTAGGTGCCGCCCGAAGCGATGTCGTCGATCTCCGGGACTTCACGGTGGATGATGCCGTCGTAGATCATGTCGCCATCTTGGAAGATGGGGTTGCTTTCGACATCACGCGGACGCGCGTCACGGTTGGCGGCCAGGATGGTGCTGTCCAGCTTCAGATCGCGGAAGGTCCGCGAGCCGTGGAAGGCCACATAGAACTCACGACCGTTCTCCGTCTTGTAGGGACGGATGTGCGGGTCGGCCTGCTTGGCGATGCGCTTCATCAGCGACATGGCGGCAGAGGTCACCTTGTCGTTGGTGGTGTCGATGTTGCCGACAGCCGTCGCCCAGGTGGCCGAGTAGTTCGACTTGGTCGCCCCGAAGAGCAGACGGTCGCTGTTCGCGGCGTTGAAGGCGTTGCGGTTGGCGGCGGTGGAGGCCGACATGGTGACGGTGGTGTCACCCGTGGTCACCAGCGACAGAAGCGCCGTGGTGATGTCATCGCGGAGCTTCTCGGCTTCCCAGTTCCGCAGGAGCGGCTTGGCAGCGCCGAAGAGGTCGATCTCGGTCTTGTAGCTGGTGGACTTCGGCACGCGAACCGCGTTCCGGCGCCAATCGACGGACAGAGCGCAGTTGTAGTTGCCGATTTCCTCTTCACGACCGTCCAGGGTGGTCGAGCCGGTGACGCCGTCGCTGGTGAGGCGCAGGATCAGCGGGATGTTGATGGTCTTGCCGCTCTCTTCTTGCAGCTCGTACTTGGCGACAATGATCTTGTTTTCGCCACGGCCCATGTAGGGCATGTAGCCGCTCTCGCGGACGTACTCGGCGAAATAGTTGGAAAGGAAGACCTGCTTCTCAGAAGCGGAGGCCAGGGCGACTTCAGCCATTTCTTAGTTCCTGAAAACGGTGTCGAACGCCGCTCCCTGATAGGTCGGCGGGGCTCCGGGCCTGGCAGTGCCGGCAGCGGGAGCGGACGCGAGGGAGCGAGGCGGGGCGACGGGTTGTTGGGGGATGTGTTGCGGTTGCGGAGCGCCGAGCGGGTTTGCCTGCTGGGCCTTCCACTGGAGGAATTGGTCGAGGTCGTTGCCCTGAAGGCGGGAAAGCACCTGATCGCGCTTCCATTCAGAGACGACAAACTCGTAGGGGTCAGGGCTGGTCGAGACGCGCTGATTAAACAGCGGGTCCGCGTCACAGCGGGCGAGGCCCCATTCATGCGCCTGCGCCACCGCTTCCGGCGTGTGGACCTGTTCGGCCAGACGGCGGGAGAAGGTGAGGCTTTGCTGAAAGAGCTGGGCCTGTAGCTGCTGCTGGATGGTCTGGACCTGATGATCGGTGTAACCGCTCGGGTCGTACTCAGGGTCGGGCGTCTGCTGCTGGCGCTGATATTCCGCCAACTGCGCTTCAACGGCCTGCCGGCGCGAGCGTTCGGCTTCCAGGGCGGAAACCGGAACCTGCGTCTGCTGCTTGGGCGCGAAACGTCCCTGCTCATCGCGAACGACATCGGGCTCCGGGGTTGCGTCGGGCTCGGGTTGAGCCTCGATCTCCGGTTCCTGACCTTCAGGCGCGACGATTTCCTCGGGCTCCTGCCCGTCCATCCATTCCAATGCCATGATATTCCCTAGCGCCCTTCACGGTGGCGGCCCGAAACGCCCGATGCCCGGCGGCGGCTTGGCCTTACGCTTGGCCCTGCGGAACGCCCGATTGTTGCCCGGCGGCGGCATTCATCGCGTCAAACTGGGCCTTTTCGGCCATCATTTGCGCGTTGAACTCTGAGAGACTTTGTTGCCGGTCGCCCAAGGCGGCGCGGTGCATCTCGGTCTGTGTCTTGGCTTCGGTGAGACCGGCTTCGGCCTGCGTCTTTTCGACCTGCGCTTGCTTCAGGGCCGCCTCAAGCTGCACCATCTGCTGTTGAAGCTGGACGACCTGTTGCTGGGCCTGCCCGCTCTCGTCAGCCTTGGACTTCATCTTGTCCATGATCTCCCGCTTACCGGGGAGGCTGGAGAGGCTGACCATCAGTTCAAACGGAACCGCCTGGGGGCCGTAGACCTTGGCAAGCTCTGCCATGACGGCGAACTGTTCCTGAGCGACGTTGGCCGTGTTCGGCGTGGTGTCGAGGATGATGTCTACATCCATCTCGGCGAGGCTGTTGTTGTAGCCCAGCACTGACGCCCCGGTGTTCGGGTCGATGATCGGCGGACCCTCCACCATCTCCCCGGTGTTCGGGTCCTGCATGGGCTGGCCCTTGGGCTGGTTGATGCCCACGAACTGCGGAGCGCCCTCGTCGTCGGTGACGCGGACGTACTGCGGCGCCGTCCAGAACTGGCGAGCCCGGTTCCACATCTGCTCGTAGACGCGGAGTTCCCAAATCTCGACGCCGCCGTAGACGATGGCCTGTTCCGTCAAGCCCGCCTGTTGCCTGACCAAGTTAGCCCGGCCCGAAGCGTTCTCGCCCTCACGACCCAGAACCGCCGGGTTGGGACCGATACGCTCGATCTCCATCTTGGCCTCGACCAAGAGGTTGGCCTGGCCGGCGGCCATGTCCGTGGTCGGGACCTTCTGCCAGCCGTAGGGGATCACACCATCAGGGCGAGCCGCTTCCTTGCGGGCCGTGCCGCTGTCCACTTCCACAGCCGAGGGATCAACCGCCTGGATCTGGCTGGCGTTGATCAGGTGAAGCAGCTTGGAACGGCGCTTGTTGATCTCGTCCTGCGGCCCGCGCATGTCGCGCACGATGCCGTAGCGGTTGTTGTCGCGGTCGATGTAGCAGGATTGAGCCACAATCGGGTTGCAGGGGCGCTTCTTGTCGTCAACGTACGGGGAAACGCCGTAAGCCAGCGTGCCGCCAGAATGGAACACGCAACGGCGCCACTCCGAGCCCTCGCGGTGGTACATCTCCACCACCATCACCCGGCGTTTCTTCTTGTCCACCCATGACACAGTCGAGGAAGCGTCCTGCGGGCGGTCTTGGTTGAGATCGTCGATCAGAGCGCCGCTGTCGGTGAGCGAACCCTCAACGTCGGTCTTCGCATCCGGGTACATGCGGATCACGTCGTCGGCGTACTGCCACTTGGCGATGCCCATGTAGCGGGCGTCTGAGAAGTCTTCCCGACGCGAACGGGGGTCAGCGAAGAACTCCTCGGAAGCGATCTCCTGCATGGTGATCTGGAGGTCTTCGTCGGCCTCCACAATCGCCGCGCAGGTGCCACGGATCAGATAGTCCCGCGCCACGCTGATCTTCAGGTCATCGAAGCGGTTCTTGTCCGCGATGAACTGGAGCACCTTGGACGCAACGTCGGCGCTGTCCTCGTCCTTCGGGGTGCGGGGATAGGCGCGGGGGTCGGTGGCGCCCTGCTTCAGAACGCCAAGCGTCCCGTTCACAGCCGGGCGGACGCGGTTGATGACGATGTCAGGCTGGCCGCGCTTGGAAAGCTCCGCCTTCTCTTCGCGGGTGAGCTGGTTGCCGTTGTAGTAGTCGTCATCGATTTCAGCCTGGCGACGGGCGAACTCGGTCAGGTCCATCGCGTCACGGTACATGGACCGCAGTTCGGCGATCTCCGGGGCCTTGTATTCGGGTGCAGGAGTTACGCCACCTTCCATGAAGTCTCCTGCGGTTTCGGTCTGCCCCACAAATCAGGTGGGTTTTTGGAAGGGGTTTCGGGCGTCTGCTTGACCGCGCGGCGTAGGCCCTCACAGGCGTAGCGCAGGGCGTCGATTACGTGGTTGTTCTTGTCCTCCAGAATGGGGAGGATCTCGTCTGTCTGCTTGTCGGTCTTGAAGCTGTAGTGGGTCAGCTCGTCGATGGTGTGCTTGCAGCGGGGATGGACGACAATGTCGTAGCTCTTGAGGAACTCGATGCCGTCTTCCACGCTCCCCGGTCCCTTGACGGCGGGGATGATCTTGAAGCCCTTGCGCTGCATGAAGCTGACCGTCTCGGGACGGGCGCTGTCGGCGCGGATGGTGAACTTTCGACTGCCTGGGATGGTGTCGAAGAGTGCCGGCGTGGCGTCGATCTCGCAGCCGACCTTGTAGGCCTCTTGGTCAACGTACAGCGTGCGCCCGATGATGTAGGCGCGAATGAGAACCGTGGGGTCGATGGAGAAGCCCCAGTCGGCACCGAACCTGAAGACTGCCTCCGGGTGGGTGTTGAACGCCTCAACCTTCCAGTTACGGAAGACAGCGGCTTCACCTAGCTTGCTGTACTCACCTTCCCAGACGTGGAGGTACTTGTCGAAGTCGCGGCGCTTGTCGCGCTCCATGTCCTTCCGTAGCTCCTCGGGGAACCACGGGTTGTCGGTGTAGTTGGCCTTCACACAAACGAAGTCGGGATCGCCCGCGTTCTCGTTGAAGAAGGCCTCAATCGGGTCGTTGGCCGATCCAGGGTTCCAACTGAACCACATTTCCGAGCCCGGCGCCCGGAACGTAGGCGTGGCGATGTTCAGCGACTTCTGGCTGATCGTCTGGGCCTCTTCGACCCAAGCCCGGTTGAAACCCTCCAGCGACTTGATGCTGGTCACGGTGTGGTTCTGCAAGCCCCGGAAGATGAAGAGGCTGTCGTTCGGCCCCTTGATCTCCGTCTCGGTGGATTTAAACAGGTGGCGCACGCCGAGCCTGTCAATCTTGTCCTCGATGAGCTGCTTGACGCTGTCCTTGATCGAGTTCTGAACTTCACGCAGGCAAGCGGCCCGGATGTGAGACGCCACGGCCTGCTCAACCAGGCACTCGGCGAAGAAGTGGCTCTTGCCCGATCCGCGCCCGCCCTTGGCCCCCTTGTAGCGTCTGGGGTGCAGAAGGGGCAGGTAGATGCGAGGGGTCGGTATCTCAAGGATCGACAACCGTGCGCCTGATCTCTGAGATGCTGGCCTCAATGGTCGCATCCAGTTCCACTGCCTGCGTCGGCTTACCGTGCCCTCGGTCGAGAATGGCGGACGCTGCCGAGACGCGAGCGGCGGCAGGCATCTGCGCGTTTCGCATGATGGTAGCCAACGTCTCGACCGCCTCGCTGGTGTAGGCCTGTGCTGCCGTCTTTACGTCAGCCGTGGCCTTGTTCGGCGTACCCTTAACTCTGCCGCCGGTCTTGACGCCTTTGGCCATCTATCTCGCTCTACTTTAGATAAAAGGTTTCGCCCGCGATCTGCTGCTTGGGTTACGACTGTGCGATGGTTGTCAGTAGTCGGGGCGAAGGGGGGGCGGCCCATCGGGAACCGGAGGGAGCAGCTCAACCGATGGGCCTACGCGCATGTTCGGGGAGGAACGACCGGCGCGATTTGAATGGGGAAAGGTGGGGCGCAACCATCTAGCGCGCGTTCGGGGAAAAACCCGAAGCAGGTAGCGGTCAGTTACCCCCGCAACCGCTGTATGTTGTATAGGTGATTTGCGGAAGGCGCAAGGGGTGGTGTCAAGCCGCCTCCTCAACCTCAACGCCAGCCTTGCTCACTGTGATAGGCGGGAGGGGCCTGCCGGTTGTCACCAGCTCGACCTTCCAGTCTCTCCGGTTGGCGGAACGCAGGATCACGGCGAGCCGCTCGGAGAACGACCCGACCACGATGCGAACCAGATCGCCGGGCTTGGCCTTCGTTGAGCGGTCAACCGTGCTGTCGAAGTCTCCCCTCGCCTCTTGAGCGCGGATGTCTTCGACCCATCCCCCGCCGATGCAGGCCAGCTTACGGTCGCCCTGCGGAGTGAAGCCCATCGTGAGAACGCCCGTCACCCCATCGCAGGTGTCGATGTAGCGTTGCTCGTCGGGGTCGTTGAGCCGGAAGAACACATAGCCGGGGATGATCGGGGAGGACACCGGCACCTTGCGGAGCTGAAGCTGCTTCCAGCGGATCTTCTGGGGGTAGTAGGCTTCGATACCGATGGTCAGGAGGTCATGGGTTGCGCCGGCCTCTTTGCCCGAGCGAACGACTGCGACGTGCCAGGTCATGCGACCTCCTTGTCTGGTTGTCCGCCCGATCCCGGCCCGTAGGCCTGCCAGCGGATGGTCATTCCCCTCGCCTCCTCCACCAGTGATTTGCACTGGTCAGAGGTGAGGAGGATGCCGAAGCGCTCTTTGAGCAGGCCGCCTAGTTCGGCGTAGGCGTGGGTTGTTTCGATCATGCGGCGATTTCCCGAAGGTCGGCGCCAGCGTTAGATCCCGCCTCAGCACAGTTAGGCGCCAACTCCCGAAGCAGGACGAGCCGATGATCCAGGGCGACCTTCGTTCGGAACACAGCGGACAAGTGGCCCATGAGCATCTCGGTGTTGTTGTCGTTGAGGGAGGCGAGGACCGCGTGTTGTTCCAGCCCCTCCGGGCACGATGGATTTACGGAGACGCTCGACCATCTGCGCCTGGGTCTCGGCTGGCGCTGGTGGTGGGGCCTCGGGTTTTGGCTTGGCGAGGATAGCCGCAATCTCGGCTCGCCTCTCGGCTGCGGTCGCTGGCCTGACCGGCTTGGGTTCCGCCTTCGGAACAACCGTCAACCTTGGACGCGATGAGACCGCGCCTTCAGGGCGCGCGGGCTCGCTCGCGTCAGATGTAGAACTAGAGCCCTGTAGGGGCTCTGTTCTACTATCTGGTTCTGGTTCTGATTGGTTGAAATTAGCTTGAAGCTGTTTCGCGGTTTTTCCGTTGTTTTCCTTGGCCTTTTGGACCGCACTCGCTTTTCCGCCCTTTGAGGCCCTAACAATCTTGTCTGTGTAAATCGCGAGTTCACGGGCGAGGCGTTTGTGGGTCAGCGTCCCGCCACGGCGCTGGAAGAACGCGAGGATCGTCTCGCGCATCCCCTCCCATTCCTTCGCCGTGCATTTGGCAATCCTTGCCAGCTTGGCGTCC